TTCTAACAGTATTGTCGTAGTTTCTTGCCTGAAATGTTCCTGGCGTTCTCACAGAATTGTCATCATTTCTGGCAACATAGTCGCCGTTCCAATCTTTATATGTAATGTCAGTCCAACCTTCCGTTCCGTCAAAGATAGTTACTTCAACGGAGGTGGGTTGTGGATCTACAATTGTATTAGTAGTATCGTATCTGACGTATGCCATTTAGATTACACCTCTGGGGTATTTATCGTTTGCCACCGCCCATCTCTTTCAACATCTTCTGAAGCTCTGTTGTGCTTCCAACAAACATCGCATTATTAGTAACGCGGGATGGTCCTTTCTTTTCTTCGTCAAGATCCTTCATCTTCTTATGAAGATCTTGGAGTTTCTCTGTCATGTCTGCGACGTGCTTCATCGCCGCTACAGCGACTTCATACGCTCTAGGGTGCCCTGACTCCTGGGCGACCTCTAAAGCGCCTCTGACCGCCTCCTGACCCTGATCTATAAGGGAGTATAATTCGCCCCTGGTATATTCATAATCCTTCTGACGGTCATCCTGATTGCTCTCACGCTCTTTCTTCTCAGGCTTTGGTTCTTCAACAACCTCAGCACTGATATTGAGGAGTTCTTCCATATTCTCTTCTAGGTTCATAAGAATTCAATCCCTTCATTGAAACCAAAATCATCATCTGCTGTTAGTAGAGCATTATCTAAACCATCAATATTTCCATCTCCATTGATATCTTCTACTGCTACTGGAGTATAAGTTCTTGTGATAGTTCTTCTGTTAACAGCATTATCTCCAATTGTTTCGTGAATAATTGCTTTCTTGATAATGTCTGCAGTATTATATGGACCATAAAGATATGTTTTAGCAGTAAATGTCATCGTATAAACTACATATCTTCTTTGTAAAAAACTATCATCCCATTCATCTTCATAATTTATATTGTTGAGAACAATAGCAATATCTCTCTTCTCATCCATTTCTGGGATAATATTCATTGTCAAAGAAAAAGATGGTTGAAAATATGGTAAAATTTGCTCTACTATTTGTAAAGCATCATCTTGTGATTTTGCAATACAACCTAATTCAAAACTTAGATTATATGGAATTGGAACGTACTGAGTTCTTACTTCATTGCCATTATCATCAATGATTGCTTTGTACTTTTGGATTGGAGAAGTTTTTCTTGTAGGATCATAATCAATACCAGTCATTTCAAAATAAAGTCTTGGTAAAGTAATTGAAACTTTTCTTAGATCTGGATTTTCTTCTAATCTAACCAAAAATTTATTCTTTGGACCATAGGCAAGAGGAACTTTCTGTTGTCCAATTACAGAATCATCGGATGGATCCTTTCTCTTTATCTCTATATTATTGAATAGAGTTCCAAAAGAAATAACTGTTTTTCTTATAGTTTCGTTGTAAAAATGTGATCCTAGCATTAGAAGACATCAGTAAAGTTTCCATATTCGCCAAATGGATTTCTCTCTGTAAAGTCGAGAATGTCATCCGCTTCAACTTCAATGTATTTATTATCATCGTATTCACTATTACTATCATCTATATTGACAGTTGATTCTTGATTAGCAATAATCCATACACCATCACTAGTATAAGATGAATTTGATTGTTTCAATACTGCTTGACCCTCGGCAAAATCCCCAGTAATATTGACAAGCTTTAGTTTTCTAGTTACTGCATTCCAATCTGCTACCTTGGCAGTAATGCCAGTTGGAGTATATGCTGGATTTCCTAGAACTTCAACAACATTATGATATTCAATAATATCGCTTTGGAAGTAATCTCCAGTTCCACCTTCTTCCAGTACTAATGTAATTGAGTAATCTGTTTCTAATTCATCATCATCAATTTCAGGAATGCCAGTATTGAAATCATCGGAACCAATATCATAAATTTCACAAGTCAAAGTGTAGAAATATATTTTTCCCAGTTGATAAAAAGGTTGCTCTCTTTCTACAAACTTAATTTCGTAAATATCTTCCGTTAGTGGGAAGTAAATAAGATCTCCTTCGTTTGGTCTGGTCATAATATCTAGATTTTTCAAACGTGGAGCTTCTTCATCCCATCGTCTTGCGGAGATAGTAATTCTAATTTCATCGGTAATTTTTAGTCCAAACTTACTGATAAATTCTGAAGTATCTCCAAAACCTTCTACATTCTGAAGCATAGCTTCAATAACTATCTTCTCACTAAACTCTGAGTGTATAATATCTCCAAGGACGCCATCTTGTGTTGTCTTTCTAGACAGGTAATAGATATCGCTACCGAAGAGCTTGATCTGCTCATCTACTAAATCTTGAACTAAATTTTGCTCCCCGCTATTATTTTTGTGATACAGGGGAAAGTAGTGACTGGTAGGCATCTTATCCGATCATGTCCATAGGTGGAATAGCATACTTACTCAAAACTTCGCTCTCTATCTTTTCGATCTCCGCAATAGCATCTTCATAAAGTTGTCTTCCGTTCATGGTGATTCCACCTGGAAGTTGTACATTATTAAACTTGATCATATTTTGACCCCACTGCCTTTTGATCAGGGCAGTAGCATATCTTTTCAAGAACATATCATTATACATTTCAGTAGCATCGTTTGGATCGATCATACGATGAGCTTCGATGAGAAGATACTTACCTTCTGCAAGGAAGTCGGCATCAACATCAAGATACAAACGATCACGACGCATGGTATATCTGAACTGCTGGAATGATCCGTTGTTGAGGACCATATCCAGAGTCTCTAGATACTGCTTTGTCATGAAGTAGTTTAGGATATCAAGTGATCCAAAAGCGTAGAGATCATTTAGATACAGTTGATACTCAATTCCCCATAAGTTCGAACGAATTGAATTACTCACAAGACCGAAGACTTTACTGATACCAACTACATGATTTGGAATAGGAATATAATTTGTTGCCTCATTCCATGTTGTAGTTCCAGTAGTTGTTTGTACTGTAGTATCAAATCTCGTTTTATCGTCGGCAGTTAGTTCATGTGTCAGATAGCAACGTTCCATGCCGTTGTAGCAGTTCTCTTGAAAGAACTGAATTGCATCATCAATCAGATCATCAACTTGATCATCATCAACGTTGATTTCTAATACTGGTGCGCCTAATTTTCTTAGGCAGTAATCAGTAAACTCTGCCCTAGATGCTGGTTGAGCCATCTTACAACCTACTTTATTAAGTATTTATCAAAAGAACGTAGAGAAGGAATATGCTCCTCCGCCTCCACCTCCTGGATTATAATCCGCACGCCAATCCACAGCATCAACTTCTATCCATCTTCTGTTTCTTGGGTTTCCGCCAGAACCACCAGAGTTTTGTGAGATACCAAATTCAACATTAGAACCATCTTGTAGTGCAAGATTCTGAGCATCCCAAGTAAGTGTAAGATCAACTCCAGTCGCAGAAACTACGGTTGTAAGCCCAAGTCCAAGAACAAGACTTCCATTTTCCCAAATTTGAAGTTGTACATTTGTGGTAGCTCCTCCCGTAGCATTTTTACGAACTCTTGCTCTAAATCTCTGAAGGTTGGCACCATTGTTCAAAGATCCTGTTGGAGTTGGAAAACTAAATACAATTAAAGTATTAGAATTAGAACCATTGTTTGTGGCATAAACACCATCAAAATTATCTACACCTTCATCTAGGTCTCCAAGAGATGCGGTAAGATTGACCGCAGTAACAATTCCATCGGGTAATAAAAGTTCGGTTGCCATAATTATTCAGTGGGTTGTTGTGATTCGCTGTCGTCTAATAAATTTTTATTTTCTTCTAGTTTTTTCATAGACTCTAGTTGACTAGCATCTAGAGAACTTCTGTGGTCTTTATTTGTTTGTGCTAATTTTTTGCTAAATGCCATAATTATTACCTCGGTACTAAACGTAATCCTAATGTGACTCTTGTAACAGTTGAAACAGACTGAACTTCAAATTCTAATATATCTCTTGCTGATATTAAAGGCCAGGGTGTGACTCCAAAATCTAGATTTTGTGCTTTCTGTGCTGAAGATAATGTTGGGTTGCCTGAAGATGCAATGGAACCTGTTGTTGGGAAATTTGCATAAGTGGCTCTCCTGACACCAATAACAATACTTCCAGATTGATCTGCAATAATCGTCCAACCAGTAATCTTGTAATCACCATCAACTACAATGTGTCCTTTGGTTCCAGTAGAAATTTCGGAACCACCGCCATCAATTATAAAGTTGAGAGTTCTTGTGTTGGATACAAATGAAGCATTTTGAGATCCGTCAAACTGGAGAATGTCATCAGCAGCACCCCCTGCAGCAGGGAGAGTGATAGTATAATCATTAGTTACATTTGCTGGTGCTTGTATAAGAACTGTATTAGTCCTGTCGTCATCTTGTAATGATATTCCTTGACCTATAGCAACACCATCGGGAGAAATCTGAAAAACACTAGTGCCCTGATATGTACAATTAAGTAATCTTGAATTTGCTCCGACACTTACGTTGCTTGTGCTACCTCCAGAATCATTTGTGCATTGTATAGTAAATCCAGTATAATTAACGCTAGCGACTGGCCAGTTTGCAACTACACTAGATCCATTGCTTGTAGTATAAAAAGATCTTGAAATAACGCCAAGATTTCCTGCATCTTTATTAGAAAGATAAACACTAAAACTTGAAGTTGGTCCAATAGATCCAGATGTAGTGCCATCTTCATTTGGATCTTCTATCTGGGAAAGTATTGTCGAGTATCCATATCCCTGCACCACCCCTGTTGGCGGACCAGCATCATAAGCACCAATCCAATCAATTGACGCCATGAAATCATCTGCTGCTGGACTAGTTGATTCTCTTATTAAGTTTGTAATTGGACCTCTGGCTGCTCCCGATTCGGTAATTTTAATAGCAACTGGGGTAAACACAGTGCCTTCAACAAAGAGATTTCCAGCAGCATCAGTTTTATCACCAATATTCAAACGAGTATTAGTAGCATCAAAGTTGATATCCGTGTCTGATGTAAAGTTTCCAGATCCGTCACTAAATTGAATATCACCAGCACCACCAGCAGCAGACTGAGTTGTTCCAGAAGCATTTGCCCAAACTAAAGTAGCGGCAGTTGCTGTTGGAGTAGGAGAACTAGCAATCTGTAATACATCACCAGAAGAACCAATTGTTGTTGGTAATGTATATGTTCTATTCGCTCCAATAGATGCTGGTGCTTGAATGGCAAGATAGTTCGTTCCATCTCCTAGTCTCAAGTCTCCTTGAGAATCAATCAATAAATTGCTGCCATCTGTTGTGAGTCCAGTAGCACCAGCAAAAGATCCAGAACTATTATATTGAATCTGAGTATCAGATCCAGCAGCTGCTGAACCTGGAGCATCCACCCAAGATAAAACTCCACTACCATTTGTTTGGAGAAATTGACTTGCAGTTCCATCATCTGCTGGTAAAGTAAGTGTATAATCTGCTCCTAAAACATTTGGCGCTTTTATTGTAACAGTGTTAGATCCATTGTTAGAACCTTCCAACAAAATTATTGATGCGCCATCTGTTGCTATGCCACTTACAATTTCTGGATTTACCAGTATTTGACCTCTAGATAATGTCATGCTTGTGCCTCCGTCCATCTAAGAAGTAAGTCAATAGATGCTGACTGTGAGTTGTTATTCGTAATATAGAAAACAACAACCTCAGGACCATCAGGATATGTGTTGTCTCCACCCAAAATAGAGTTTTGAACTTCTTTGATAGCACCTAAATCATAAACTGTCGTTCCTGAAGATGATAAGTATCTGAAGAGAATCTCACCATCTGCAGGAGCAGTTCCACCAAGAATATTACCCCCAGTTGTTGCATACTGAGCAAATGATGGTTGGAATACATTAGCTGGACCAACAGATGTAGTATTTGCATTTTGCCAAGTGGCAGCACCAATATTACTTGGGTTTAGAATTGCAGAAACTTCAAGGTTTCTTGAAGAGTTGTTATTAATACTAAGTTCTTTGAATGTAATTTGAGAACGATTGATAACTTCTCTATCTCCTAAATCTCCTGGAATTGTATCAGAAACTGATGGTGCTGGGCGGAATAGAAGAACAGCAGTTGAACTATTACCAGAAATAGTAACGTTTGTTCTTGATAAGTTGAACAAGTATCCACTATCTTCATCAAATCCACCATCCATAATTACAGCAGAACCCCAGTGAGAAATTGTTGGAGCACACGTTGTATTCAATAGAATGACACTTGAACCTGCGGGATGATTATATGCTGTAGTTGCTCCGCTAAATGTTCTTGATGATCCAGCAAGATATTGCGTATAAGAAGTTGCTCTCGTTGTTCCTGTCAAAACATTACCAGATTTTCCAGTATATTCAATAACTTCATGATAAATTGTTCCAGATTGATTACTGGTAACATATACATACTCTGGATAAGTTGCTGATGCATCTGGAAATCTAGAAGCATCTGTAAGAGTAATGTCACCAGAAGTTCCAGATGCTGATGCCAACTTATCATTAGCACCATAATTAGAAACTTCATAACGTGCTGGAAGGTTTCCAGATCTCATGTATGCTTCATCGTTGATATTATTATTCTTCATACGATGAACTGTGATAAATTCACCAGCAGGACCACGAAGCATGAAGTCAATAAATCCAGCACCATACCAGGAATACTGAATTCCAAGCATCTGCATTTTTGCTAGGTCAACATGATAACCAGATGGAGTATCACTTCCATCAATACGATCCATATTGAATTTACTTTGTGGAACTCTAAGTTCTCTTATAATTGTTGGTTTTACATTTGTAACTGTAACACCACGATTTTCTGGAGATACTGAGAGTGCCGTATCACTTGTAATCGTAGAAACAATATATGTTTGACCACGTATTACAATCTTATCACCAACTTTGAGTTGTTCTGTAAATCTAGTATTCGTTCCAGCAACTGCCTGAGAACCATTTGAAATAGAACAGGTTCCAGTCAACTGGAATGTAGAAGATCTTCTTACAACTGCAAGTTCTCTGCCATCATATTCCCAGAACATTCCGTTTGAATCATCAAATAATCCACAACGAATTGAAGCACCCGACCATCCAGTAACAGCAACTCTAGGTTGTGCTTCTAGAACAGCAGTAGCATCTGTTGGTGCAGTCCCTCCAGCAGCGACAGTAAATATATACTCACTCGTTACTGATTTTACTGTATATGTTCCATTATATCCAGTCGATGTAATACCATAAATTTTTATAGTTGCACCCTCTTGAACTCCGTGAGGAATTTGAGTTGTTACTGTAATATCTGGTGAAGAGTATGTTGCGGTTTGAATATCAAATACTGGATTGAATAATGTTCCTGTCGAGAACAAAACACCTTTACCAGATTGATAACGAAAATATCTTTTTGTTTGCCTCTTTGCTTCTAATCCGTGAATAGGGAGTTGTGGACCCATCAACACACCACCATCAAACGGTCTATGTGTATAAAAACTATCGTTGATTGCATAAACAGAAATATTGGTGATTGAAATTGCACCACTCGTTACGGTCTGTCCCGCATCATAAATGATTGTATCTCCATCCACAACTTCAGTAACGAAGAATCTACCCTCATGAGATTGTGTGCCAGCAGTAGTATCAACAACAGCAATAGGAGATCCAGGAACCAAACCATGAGGACTGCCAAAGTTAATAGTTACGTTTCCTCCCGCACCATCACCACTCATGGAAGAAAGATCCATAGGAGTTCCACCATAAGTTCCTCCTTCTTTCACAACCGAATAAGTTGTGTAGATAGAACCAGTAGGAACACTACCCTTTGCAAGAATATCAAATGTTGAAAGTGTTGGGGAGTTATTTGCAATTACGACAAACAAACCTTCTGCAAGAGGATTTGTAGTTCCTGTAATTGATACTGGACTTCCAACAGCAAGTGCAGTTCCTGCAGCAACTGTTACTCGAATTGTAGAATAAGTAGCAGCACCTTGAGATGCAATATCATCAACGGATAATGCTTGTCCTGGAAGTTCAAAGAACGATGGAATATTTCTATTCAAACCAAGTGATTGCCACTTAGTATTCTGAAGACCATATTCAAAGTCAGCGTCAATTAGTGATTGTGGATTTGCAACTCGCATCCTCTCAATCGCATCAGTTCCAAATTCATATGGACGAACTCTTAGACCTCTTTGTTCATCTTCAATGAATACGGTAAGTTCATCTGTGTCTGACATTCCAGTTGTATCATAATCTAATAATACTTCTGTATATCCATCAGTAGAATATTCCCAATCGGCATTATCAACTGGTGGAGGAAAATAACTAGTAGAAAATCCTTTACCAGGATCTAGTTGATTTGCAATGATGATCCCATCAGTTGCATTCACAATCATCAGAATATCATTCTGAGTATGTCTATCTGAAATAAAAACTTTCTTCTCAGAAGCATCAAATCTGTATCTTTCTTCTCTTCTTCTTGCCATGATAATTATACTCCAAAAACGATGCTGTATGCTATTGATTGTTCTACTGTTGTAAATGCAGCAGATGGACTAGTAGCAAGTCCGTAAGCAACACCAAAGAAATCTTGTCCTGCTTTAGGTGCTTCTACAAAATTAATTTTTATTGGATCTGTTGTTATATCAGTTCCACCACTTATATAGTAACCATTTGTTTGTGTTGGATCTGGTTGCTGAACAACACCACCAACAGAAATCATTAGTGTAGCTGCGTTTGTTATTTCACTATTTATGAAATTAGTTGAACTGCTAGTAATAGTGAATTGTGTTGTGGAACCATTAAATGAACCTGAAATATCATCAAGTATTTTATGCTCAACCGTCGCGGCAGATGAGACGGATCCATCTGCCATTAAATACTGTGATGCAGTTCCGCCAGATTTTATAAACGAAGTCGCTTTTATATCGCCAGAAACCTCAAGTTCCTCTGTTGGTTCTGTTAGTCCAATGCCAACTTTACCATCAGTTGTTACAGCAACTCTAGTGGTTCCATCAGTTTGTAAGTGAAGTGGTCTTGCTGTTCCTCCAGCAGAACCTTTTTCAGTTCCTACAATTAAAGTGTTAGTTGACCAACCAATTTGTCCTCTTTCAAAATCATCTGTAGAGTTGGTCCAGGTATTGTAAATACGGAAAATTTGTTGTAAATTTCTATTATCAATATTACCAGGAGCAGTTGTTCCTCTTTGAGCAAGTATTCCATCATCATCTCTAAACAGAGTAAGTCCTGGTCCAGTATAAGCATTACCAGTATTACACCAACCATATGCTTTACTTCCCTTAATTAAGGTTGTGGAATTTACTGCAGTATTTACATTTAAACCATCAGTAGAACTTCCAAGAAAAAGTTGACTAAACCGAAAAGCAAGATTGCCGCCAGAACCTCCACTCAAGTTAATATTTCCACTCTTATCAATATCAAACTTACTTGTTCCTCCAACTTTCAAATCAAGTAACTTACTAGTACTTGCTGAAGAAGTATCGGTTACATCAAGAGTAATACCAGTAACAACATCAGTTGATGCATCCCATGTTTGTGCTATCTTGAGTGGTGATAGTATACCAGTAGTAGCATTATTACTGATATCGATATTACCAGTCCCAGTAATATCACTACCATTTAGATCTAAATCTCCTCCTAACTGTGGAGTGGTATCTTCTACTACATTAGATATTCCTCCTCCACCACCAGCACCAATCTCTACGATGCTTTCTGTGCCATTGTCTTTCTTGATAAACAGTTTGCCATCAAACGTGTTTATTGCTACTTCTCCTAGAGCAAGTTGTCCCGTTGTTGGAACTGCTCCTTGTGTTG